TCATAGCACCTGTAAGCTGCGTAAGCTCACCTTGGGTAGTTATGACTACAACACTATCTGCTGTTGGTGTGTGTGATGCACCTTGGTAAGTATTGCCAATGCCTACACAATTCTTTATAAGTGCCTTAGTTGAGGTAGCTGGCATATTAGGCAATGTGTTTGACTCAGGGTTAGTCCTTAGTCCAGTCAGTACAAAGCCTGTGTCCAACACGATGTTACTTGGCGAAAAGTCACAGAATACACCTCCTGATGTACCTAGCTGTAGTATATTCATATTAGAGCGAAAGGAACCACCTAATGTAAGTGCAGTACCTGCTCTAAAGAGTACACCAGTCATCGTGCTTCCAACAACAATACTATCAATCGCTGCCCATCCGCCAGACCATTCACCTGATAATGTAAATCCGTCTAAGCAGTTGACAAATCCTATGCTTCTGCTTAGTCCTTGTATATATCCGCCAATTTCACCAATTGACGTACAGTTGACAAAGTTCATGCTGTCAAAGTTGACCCCTGACCCATTACCTTTGTTGTCCAAGGAAAAGCAGGAGGAGTTACTACCAGAAACAATTACGTCTAACTTAGACATCAGGAAAGCACCAGAGTACCCTTCATCAGCAGTAACAAACATTGTATAGTTGTCTACATTTGACTTTAAGCAGGAGGTACTAAACCCATTTCCGCCAATACTTAGGCCACCCTCAGGAACAATAACCTGCTGCGACCCCATCTCAACAATACCGTCGATATAGTATAAAGTAGTGCTGGATAAATTACCAGATAGATCAAAGGCACTTCTTACGTACTTAATTGACTTAGGGGCATCAGGTATAGCATGACCACCACCATTGTTAATCAGAGGAACCTTAGCGTCTGCACCTCTAGGCAACTCACCAGCATCTTCCTTACGACCGTCACTGTAGGTAATAATCAGATGATCTTTAGCGTTAACCTTAGTAGACTTGATACTAATGCCATTGTCACCAGTGTTACCTTTGTCACCCTTGTCGCCTTTGTCACCCTTAGTGCCTTTGACGCTCTCACCACGTAGACCTCTTTGGCCTCGTATGGTGTCACCCTTGAGACCCCGTGGACCTTCAACAGTGTCACCTTTGTCACCCTTGTCACCCTTGATGCTATCGCCCTTAAGGCCAATGTCACCTTTGATGCTATCACCTTTGTCACCAGTGTTACCTTTGTCCCCTTTAATGCTGTCCCCTTTGAGACCCTTTGGGCCTTCAAATGATTGGGAACGCTTTGTGACCTCACGCTCAACTAAGGCTTTGGTCAGGGCTAGGTTAACTGAGATCGTCATGCTTTAGGTACTCCAAGGAGGCTTTTAGGACATCTTCCTCCAGAACCTCTTTCTTGCTCTTGGGGGCTTCTGCCTTCACGGGTTTCTCTTTAGCTGCTACTTTAGACTTCTCAAGCTCTCTACGAGCGTCAGCTTTAGCAATAATCCTATCTGCATCAACCTGTGGCAACTCAGCATTATGTAGCAATGCGTTAATTACTTCTGGTTCATCAGACAGATCAATGTTAGCGCCATTGAGATTGCGAAGGTAAGACCCAAGCTCTCTAAGGTCATGCGGAGCTACGTCACCAGCCTTAATCTTAGGCATAGTCTCAACAGGCAAACCATTGAGTTCCCAGAGAGGTTCAACTAACTGTTTGTTCAGTACATCAGCAATTGTGTTGATATAGCTCTCTAATGCACGTAGGAATAAGTCAGTCTTAGATTTGCTAAGAGCATATGACCCGCCATTTGTACCAAGCATAAGAAACTCAGATAAGACACTACGAGCAATGTCATGCTGATATCTGTCAATGATTGGGCCAATGTCAATGTTACGATTACCTTGGGATGTCATTAGTTCAACATCTACAAGCCTAGCAGCAACACCACCAGTTGACTTACCGTCTTGGTCTAACAACAGATCAGAAGGCAGCAGTGCAAAACCTTGAGCATTAAGCTTTAGATCAGACAGCATCTTCTCCATCTGTTGACGAACTGCTACTTGTCCCTCAGTTGCATCAGCAGCTAGGTACTCCGCAGGAATACGTCCGATAGGAATACCGTGCATCTCACGCTCTACAGCAATAGCTTCAATAGACTGCAAGTTTGTCAGGTATGTATAGCTTGTGTAGGCATTACGTAAGATCGAACGACCAGATGGGTCATTATCAATTGCTGTAGTGCGGTAGTAAACACTTTTGTTAGACGGGATCAGGTTATCAGAAGTACCGCTGCTGTATGCAGACTCTCTCTGACGAACACCTAAGATTTTACCAGTCTTGTCCTCAACTTCAAACTTACTGATTGTCCAAGGTGCGCGGGAAACTAGCTTACGTACACCAATGCGACCATCGTTATACTTAGAGCGTTTCTTAGGGTCTCTGGTGTCTAAGCCACCTCTACGCTTGTACACTACCTCAAACCAAGAGAAGCCCATCCACAGGAAGCTGACAGCCTCTGACACATGGTCATCTAATGAGTGTTCCATGTCGTCTAATGCTTCCTCTACGAACTTAGCGTCAGCAATAGCAGCTTCAGACTTATCAGCAGGGACAACATTAAGCTCAACATCACGTAGCACTTGCTCAACTGCATAAAGTACAGCGCCAACTACTGCTGAGTTATCACGCATCTCACGATACTTAGCAATAGCACGACTGCCACGCAACTCAGGCAGAAACTCCCCAGACTTAAATGTACCAGAGGTTACATTAGAGGAAGCTACACCTAACTGTTGCTTGGCCTTAGGCTCACTCAAGGGTGGGGTGTTAGATTCCGTTACCATTTGTTGTAAGCCTATTCAATGTAATTTATGTGATACCTTTAGCAGAACTATAGGCTAACCGTAGTTGAGGTCTAGCATTGCCTTTGAGCATAAGATCAGTTAAGGCCCATACCATAGCATCTAGTCTATCTGGAGAACCAACAGACCCCAAAGGCTCCCAAGTTCTCATTTGAACTTCTAGGTCATCAAGACCCTTTGCATGTCTAACCTTGCCTTGCTCATATAAAGCTGACACAGGTTCAGCCCTTGCGAACTTACCTCTAGACGCATGTACTAATCTGATAGGGACAGTTTCATCCTCAGATGTAAGCGTAGCTCTTACCATGTCGCCACCTTGGTTCTTCTCAGCAACAATACGATCAGCACTAAACTCATGGTACAAGGAAATAGCCTTAGCAGCCCATCCCTGTGGTGTGTAACGGTCGGTATGATCCTCTAGGATATAACCTTTGCCATTAATGTCTAAACCTGCTACGATAATACCTGTTAAATCAGATTCTGCGTTGCTGGTGATTGCTGGGTCAATCGAAATGACAACCCTCTGTAAAGTCTTTGCAAACTCTACGCGGTCTTCTATTGTTTCATCTAATGCAGCATCTAAGACATCAGTAGTCCACAGTGCGCCTTCAGCTTCTTCTAGCATCTCAGCGTAAAGCTCTTGACGACCTAAGCGTGTACCCTCGTAGTCTTCCTTGACCTTAGCCAAGAATGTACTTGCGAGGTTAGCAGCATTATCAAAGGTTGAACCGCCAGTGATAAACGTATTTTTGCTACTGAGTAGCTTACGCATCAACTTAGTCGGCTTGGGGGTTGTTGTTACCATCACTCTAGGGTGTCTGCCTAAACGTAATGTAAACTGGAGCATATCCCAAACATCCTGCTGGTTACGCCATGAGGACAACTCGTCACACCATGAGGCATGAAACTGAGGTCCACGAAGTCTATCTGGGTCTTCTGCTGAGAAGAAGGTAGCAGTTGCACCATTCTCCCATGTCAATGTATTGTTTGTAGGTGACCACTCAGGATAACCCATCTTAGCGCCTCTGTAAGTCTTGTCACCCTTCCAACACATGTTGAGGAAACCAGACTCACCTTCGACCATCACCCGTCTAACATCGCCCTTAGTGGGCGCTACACAGGCTATACGCTTGTCACCGCACTTGATCCGATGTCTGACCCAGTTGGCACCTGAGAACGTCTTACCAGCGCCACGACCAGCGTTGAACAACCATGTGTCCCAACCATTGCCCTCAGGCTCTAGTTGCGAAGGTCTAGCCCAGAACTCATACAGATGCATGATCTCGTCTAGTTGGGTTGAGTTCAGCTCTTTCAAGTAATCCTGTAGTTCGTCATCACCTAATGCCCTAAGAGTATCAGCAGTTATTGGGATGTCTCTCCATAAGCCTTTTCTCGTAGCCATAAGTGATTACTCATCTTTACT